AAAAAGTGCGTTGCGAGGTTGCGAAGGGGTGGGTTACAAACATTATTGGCAAAAAGGTTCGATGACCAGACACGGCGACATGGCTGCAATCTATTCCCTCTAGTCCTTGCGCCTGTCGCCACCTTGAAAATTTTTTAAGAAGGAAAAGTAAAATGGATTTAGTAACCAAGGACATCACTGCACAGAATACGTTTAGTGATAAGATCAGTGTTAAGGGTAACTTTAGTTTAAGTATTGCTGGCACGTTTGTTGCCACAGTTACTGTGCAGCGCAGCTTTGATGCTGGTTCTAGCTGGGCTGATGTAGATACTTTTACCGCGCCTATTGAGACTGTTGGCTTTGATCCTATTGGTGTTAACTATCGTGTTGGTGTTAAGACTGGCGACTTTACTAGCGGTACAGTGACTGTTACCATTCGTGAGAATGACATAGGAAGCTAACATGTGTATTTCATCTGGCCCAAGCTATGCTGCTCCTGTTGCGAAAGATACCTCGAAAGAGCCGATTAAGAGTATGTATGAACTTACTCCCGAGCAGATCGAGGAGAACAAACGCCGCCGCCGGATGAGTCGCAAGCCTCGTTCTCTTCTTACTGGTGATGGAGACAATGGTATGGGTGCTGGCACTTCTGTTGGTGGTGGTGATTATGGAAGCGTTGGTGATGCAAGCGGCGGGATGGCGCAAGTGTAATGGCTAAGACACCAGCATGGCAACGCAAAGAAGGCAAGAACCCCAAAGGTGGTCTCAACGCTGCAGGACGCGCATCTTACAAAGGCGGCACCCTCAAAGCTCCAGTAAAGTCAGGGGACAATCCTCGAAGGGCATCGTTCCTTCAACGCATGGGGAATATGCGGGGGCCGGAGAAAGACTCGAAGGGTCGCCCAACCAGACTACTTCTAAGCTTAAGGGCGTGGGGAGCAAGCAGTAAGGCTGATGCCAGACGCAAGGGATCATTAATTAGTAAACGCAACAAAGCAAAGAAAGCGAGAGCGTAATGCCAAATGTAGCAGGAAAGAAATACCCTTACACAAAGAAGGGCATCATGGCAGCAAAGAAAGCTGCTGGAAAAGAAATGAAGCCTATGCGTAAGAAGACACTTCTGAAGAAATGAAGTATCAGTTTCGTGACGGCACTCCTTACGAGGGGCCAACGATTAATATGCCTGATGGCAGAGTTTTGTCTGGCGCGACTTACATGCCAGACTCTAGGCGTTTAATACCAGTGGAGATACAAGATGGCGGTGAACGCGGCGGGGAATTACACCAAACCCAAGTTGAGGAAAAGCCTGTTCAACAAAGTAAAGCGCGAAGCAAAGGGCGGCGCAGCGGGTCAATGGTCGGCAAGAAAAGCGCAAAGGCTCGCGCTACTGTATAAGAAAGCTGGTGGAGGCTATACTAACTAATGGCACTAGCACCTTCACAGAAATCTCTTAGGGCATGGACAAAACAGAAGTGGCGTACTAAATCTGGTAAGCCATCTACTCAAGGGCCAAAGGCTACTGGCGAGCGTTATCTCCCTTCCGCTGCCGTAGCCGCCTTGAGTGATTCAGAGTATCGGCGCACCACCAGAGCAAAGAGGGCAGCGATACGAAAAGGGAAGCAAGTTGCCAAGCAACCAAAGGATGTTGCTAAAAAAACAGCAAGGTACAGATGAGTTTCTTACACATTCTAAAGCCAGAAGAGAGGGATGTTCTTCGGCGTGTAGTTAAAAAAGTACACCTCGCCTACCATCCCGAAGAGTTCTGCACCGACTATGAAGCTGATAAGGTTATTGCTTCTATCGGGCCAGAGACTGTTGATCGTATGATTAAGTTTGGCAAGGAACATAAAGTTGACCAGCTTTAATTACAAGCCTGACGGTCAAGTCCTAAAAGACTTTATGAAGGATGATACCTTCTTTCGTGGCATCCGTGGGCCTGTAGGCTCTGGCAAGTCTGTTGCTTGTTGTGTTGAAGTATTCCGCAGGGCTTTACAGCAAGAGCCAAACAAGGCTGGAGTGCGCCGCAGCCGCTGGGCAATCATCCGAAATACTAACCCGCAGCTAAGAACAACTACAATCAAGACTTGGCTTGACTGGTTTCCTGAGAATGAGTGGGGCAAGTTTACTTGGTCAGTACCTTACACGCATAATCTTAAGAAGGGTGATCTCGAACTAGAGGTTATCTTCCTAGCACTTGATAGACCAGAAGATGTCAAGAAACTTTTGTCTCTTGAACTTACTGGCATCTGGATTAACGAGGCTAGGGAAATACCCAAGTCAATTATTGATGCGTGTACTATGCGCGTTGGTCGTTTCCCTTCTATGCGTGATGGTGGGCCTAGCTGGTCTGGCGTTATTGCAGATACTAACGCACCGGAAGAAGATCACTGGTGGCCTATTATGTCTGGCGAAGTACCGATCCCAGATCACATTCCTCAAGAGCAAGCCAAGATGCTGGTCAAACCAGACAACTGGTCGTTCTATGTACAGCCTCAGGGTATGCTTGAAGAGTATGATGAGAAGGGGGAGATCAAAGATTACAAGCCAAACAAAGGTGCTGAAAACAGAAAGAACATGCTTGAGAGCTATTATCCGAATCTAATTCGTGGTAAAACTAAAAGCTGGATAGATGTGTATGTAATGAACAAGCTTGGCTCAATCCAAGAAGGCAAGCCTGTATACGGCATGTTTGTAACCGAAACTCATGTGGCAAAGGAAGAAATTCCTATTGCTATTGGTGTACCGTTATATGTTGGTATTGACTTTGGCCTCACCCCTGCAGCAGTATTTGGACAGAAGGTTAGAGGTAGATGGCTCATACAATCAGAGATTGTCGCTATCGATATGGGCATTGTTAGGTTTGCGGAAGAGTTGCGTAGAGAAATAGCAACTCGCTTTGGCAACCTAGATGTTCATATTTATGGCGATCCTGCTGGCGACTTTAGAGCGCAGACTGATGAGTCTACCCCATTTCAAATCCTAAGAGGTGCTGGGCTTCGTGCTTTCCCTGCTCCAAGCAACTCTGTAGATCTAAGGCTTGAATCAGTTAACCAGTCATTGATGAAAATGGTTGATGGTTTGCCAGCTTTTATGATTGACAGACGTTGCCAAACCTTAATTAAGGGGTTTCAAGGTGGATACCAGTACAGACGTATCCAAACCTCTGGTGAAAGGTATGATGACAAACCAGATAAAAATATGTACTCTCATATTCACGATGCGTTGCAATACTTGATGCTTGGTGCTGGTGAAGGCAGACAATTAATATCTGGTCAGAAGCAAGCAAGAGCCTTTAATGCAAAGGCTGAGTATGATGTATTTGCAAGACAGGCCAAGCCTAACAGAAGAAAATCTAGTCTATGGGCTAGATTGTGAGTTGAACAGTTTTTGTTTTTATGTTTAAGGATAATAAACAATAGGAGTTTATTATGTGTGTAGGCCCATTAAAACCGCCTTCTATGCCAGCACCACAAGAGGATCCTAATCTTGAGGCGCAAATGGCTGAAGAGCAAAGGAAACGTGCTGCAAGTAAAGCAGAGCGACTTGAGATGGCTGCTGGAAAAGCAAAACGTGGCACTGGTGCGCGGTCATTAATTTCTAGTTCTGGTGGCGGTGCTGGTTTCTTCCAAACGAAAGTTTAATTAAATGATTGTACAAACAGACACTCTTGATGGAGTATACTCACCGACAGGTGTAGCTGCAGACTACCTTAAAAAGTATGAGAAAGCTAAATCTGTTAGAGAAAACTTTGTTTCTTTATTTGAAGAGTGTTATGAGTACGCTCTACCGCAGAGGGAGTCTTTCTATGCTGAAGCAATCGGACAACGCCGTGACGATAAAATCTTTGATGAAACTGCTGTGGTTGGAGTGCAAGAGTTTGCCTCGCGTCTACAGTCTGGCCTTGTGCCGAACTTTGCTCGTTGGGCAGATTTTACTTCGGGTTCTGAAGTGCCTCCTGAGGAACGCGATGAGGTCAATAATCAACTTGATGAAGTCACTGATTACGTTTTTGAAGTCATTCAAAATTCCAACTTTGGTCAAGAAGTTCACGAATCCTTTCTCGATCTTGCGGTAGGCACTGGCATCCTTCATGTATCTGAAGGCAATGCAATCAATCCGGTAAACTTCTCTGCAATCCCATTGCCGCATGTAGTTCTTGATGCTGGCCCTGATGATCGCATCGATCACGTTTATCGTGAGCGCAGTATGCGTAACTCAGATATACCTAACGTGTATCCAAAGGGTAAGTTCTCTCCCAAGGTTATGGACTCTATTAAGCAGCGTCCAGATCAGAGAACAAAAGTTCTTGAAGTTGTTTGCAAAGATTACTCTTCTAAGAATGAAGAAGCGTATATGTTCTTTGCAATTGAAATGTATACTAAAGATATTATTGCTACAGAAACATACAAAGGCGTTGGCTCCAATCCTTTTGTTTGCTTCCGCTGGTCAAAGTGTGCTGGTGAAATCTATGGTCGCGGCCCTCTTATCAATGCATTGAGTGCAATTAAGACAACTAATCTTACCATTGAACTGATCTTAGAAAATGCACAGATGGCTATCTCTGGCATTTACCAGATGGAAGATGATGGCGTAATTAACCCTGATACAATCAATCTTGTTCCAGGGACGGTCATTCCAAAAGCTGTTGGATCTAGCGGTCTTACACCTATTCAATCTGCAGGATCATTTGATGTTGCTAACCTTGTCTTGTCTGACATGCGCTTAAATATTAAACGTGCGCTTTACAATGACATGCTGGGTAATCCTGATCGCACACCAGCATCTGCTACCGAGGTTGCAGAACGCATGGCAGATCTTTCACGGCGCATTGGTTCAGCCTTTGGTCGCCTGCAAGCAGAACTTGTACAGCCTGTATTGCAGCGTGTGGTTTATATCCTAAAGAAACAGGGGCGCATTGATCTGCCTACAATTAATGGCAGAGATGTAAAGGTTCGTTCTGTTTCCCCTCTTGCACAAGCGCAAGCAAATCAGGATATTACTTCTGTTGCTCGATTCCTTGAGTTAGTACAAGGACGCTTTGGGCCTGAGATTACTAACATTCTAATCAACTCTGAAGAGACAGCCGTGTATCTAGCTAAGAAGTTTGGTGTACCTGATACTCTGATTCGTGATTTGAACGAGCGACAGCAACTGGTTGCAATGGCGCAACAGTATGCACAGCAACAGCAATTGACGAGTCAACAGGAGCAGCTTATTGGTGGACAGCAATAACTTTGTAGGTATTGACGGATTTCGCCGCAAGAAGAGTGAAGACGCTATAATAAGCAAGAATGTTGCAAGCCTTTTTTCCACTGACACTGGAAGAGAGGTATTGCGCTACCTACGATCTATTACTATAGAATCAGTGAATGGTGCAGCAGTTTCAAATGATGAACTGCGGCATGTTGAGGGTCAGCGATATATCGTTGGTCTCATTGAGGGTCGTATTAATAATGGACATAAGGTGAAAGTAAATGAGTGAAGAGGGTCAAGTAGCTGAGTCAACTGAGGCTCAAGCAGTAGATTCGGGTGTTGTAACTGAAGGCGGTGATCCGCTTTTACAAACAGAAGAGCAGTCACGCCCTGAGTGGCTACCAGAAAAGTTTAAGTCTGCAGAAGATCTAGCATCTGCCTACTCATCATTAGAAGGCAAGCTTGGTCAAAAGGAAGATGAACTTAAAGAGTCTTTCTTAAAAGAAATAGAAGAACAAGCTTTTCAGAACAGGCCAGCCGACAAGGGTGATTATCAATTGCCAGAAGGCATTGATGATACTCTTGCATCAGATAATGAACTACTTGGCTGGTGGGCAGATCATGCATTTGAAAATGGCTTTTCTCAGGAAGAGTTTAGTGAAGGCATTAACATGTATGTCAATGCTATTAATGCTAATGTTCCCAGCTATGATGAAGAGTTAGCTAAGTTAGGAGACAATGCTTCTGCTAGAACTGAAGCTATTAGTTTGTTTGCTAATCAGTTCTTTCCAGAGAATGTAATGCCAGCTATTGAGCGTATGTGTGAAACAGCCGATGGTGTTATGGCTCTTGAGCATATTATGGAAAACATAAGGGAAGGTGGCCCTTCTGGAGATAGCATCCCTGCTGCTCAAACAAATGAAAAAGAGTTAAAACAAATGATGCTTGACCCAAGGTATCACGATCCAGTAAGGCGTGATCCTGCTTTCATTAAGCAAGTGGAAGAGGGATTCAAAAAGCTATATGGCTAATGAGTACGCAAGGGTCGGTAACATTTACCTTACCGACTCAACACTCTCACATGCCAAGCATGTAGCAGAAAAAATGCGTCCTCACGATATTCGTGAGTGCGCTATCCACATGCTTTCCCCAATAGAAGCATTAACCATCCCCTTAGAAACAGAAGGGGCTAACAACTATACTGTAATGCATAACGACACACCCATTGGTATGTGCGGAACAGTGGGCAATGAAGAGAACCAAGCTAGAGTCTGGCTTCTTGGAACAACAGATATAGATAAAAATTATTTAAACTTTGCTAAAAGTAGCAGAGTTGGAGTTGAGTTCCTTCAAGGAACCTACGATCTTATTGAAAACTATGTACCAATTGACCATCACCACACAATAATGTGGCTGGCTTGGTCTGGTTTTGTCATCCTAGATGAAAGATTAATCCTTAACGGATATGAGTTGTTACATTTTGTGCGTTGCAATTCAGTACAATCTAGTGTTTATAATACGTCTAATCGGCCTGTAATACACTGAGCGACCCGATAGGATAATCGCAGTGAGGATGTAAAACAGACAACCGCGACAATAGTAACTCTCTTTGATAAGGAAAGCTTAAAATGGCTAATACAATTGACCAAGCCTTTATTAAGCAGTTCGAGTCCGAAGTTCATATGGCTTATCAGCGTATGGGTTCCAAGTTGCGGAACACTGTTCGTTCAGTAAGCAATGTGAGTGGTAACACTGTACGTTTCCAGAAAATCGGAACTGGCTCTGCTTCAACAAAGTCTCGTAACGGTAATGTTACACCAATGGAACTGGCTCACACCAATGTCGAAACAACAATGGCTGACTTCTATGCAGCCGAGTACATCGACAAGCTGGATGAGTTGAAGACCAACATTGATGAGCGTCAAGCTGTTGCTAAGTCTGCTGCTGCAGCACTTGGTCGTAAGACTGACGACATCCTTTTAACTGCAATGGACGCTGGTGCTAACTCAACTCAGATTCATGATACTGGCTCTGCTCTTGAGAAAGCAGATTTGCTGTCATTGTTTGAAACTTTTGGCTCTGCTGATGTGCCTGAGGATGGCGGTCGCTATCTTGCAATGCATCCGAAGGGTTATGCCGATCTGTTTACAATTAACGAGTTTGCTTCAAGCGACTTTGTTGGTGAGCAGAACCTCCCATATGCGGGCGGTATGACAATGAAAGAGTTCTTGGGCTTCAAGATCTTCTCAACTTCTGCTGTAACTGCTGGCAAAAACATTGCTTACCACACATCTGCTGTTGGTCTTGGCATTGGCGCAGACGTTACAACTGAGTTGAACTATGTAGCTGAGAAAGTCTCTCACCTCGCAACCTCAATGATGTCAATGGGTGCTGTTGTTATTGACGACAACGGTGTCTATGAAGTCCTTGACAACAACTAGGAGAATGAATAATGGCTTATGATTCTGCTGGATTGACTCGCATTGGTGGTGCATCAAATGGTGATCTGTGGTTCTACACAACTGTAGATCCAATCGCTACTGTTAATACAGAAGGTTACTTTAACGGCGCAGCAAATATGCTGTCAGTTCGTGACGTAATCATTGTTGCAGACACCAATGTCCCTACAACTAACTTTGTCAATGTTCTTTCAAACACTGGTACTGTAGTTGATGTTTCAGATGGCACAGCCATCGTTGAAACAGACGGCGACTAACACAGGGGGAGGGGGCTTCGGCCCCCTCAACTTTCATGGCAGTAACCAGCATTGCATCCAACTCACCAATTGATATTTGTGCCAAGGCATTAATTCTTATTGGTGCAGACCCGATTACTTCATTTAATGAAGGTACTACAGAGGCTCTTGTCTCTGTAAATATGTATGAGGATGTTGCAAGAGCATCTCTTGTTAACACACGCTGGCGGTTTGCCACAAATCAGGCTGTGCTTAATAGACTCACAGCCGCACCAACAGGCAGATATAATTATGCCTATCAACTGCCAACAGACAATCTAATGGTACATGCAGTTACTGTTACTGACTTACCAATTGAATATCAGATTTATGGCGACAAAGTATACGCTGACACATCAACAACCGATGTAGTTATTGCTGATTATTCATTCAGGGCTGGTGAAGAGAACTGGCCTTCATATTTTGTTATTGCTGTCGAATATGCGCTGGCTACAATCTTTGCATCTTCAATCGCAAGAGATGCTAACCTTGCAAGCTTGATGGAGCAACAAGCTCAACGTGCCATGGCAAAAGCTAGAAACCTAGATTCACAGCAGCAGACAACAAGAAAGCTTACTACTTCGAGGTTCATTTCTGAAAGGCGCAGCTAATGCCAACTAAGATCCGTGTGCCTCTTACTAACTTTCAGTTTGGTGAACTAAGCCCATCTATGATCTCAAGGACAGACTTGAGTGTCTATAACAATGCGGCAAAGAAGATTACCAATCTACTCATTAAATCAGAAGGCGGTCTAAAGAAACGCTTTGGATCTCAGAAGATCTATGAGTTTGACACAACCATAGACACAACTAAGACTCAGCAAATAAGACTCGAGCCATTTATTTTTTCAGATGACGAAAGGTACATTGTATCTTTTGAGCATCAGAAGATTCGTGTGTTTATCATTGATCCAACTACAGGTGTTGTATCTCTGACTGCCACAATTACTCAGGATACAGATGCTGTTACCTTGCCAATTACTGACAGCATCTTGCAGGAAATTAGCTTTGTACAAGCTGGCGATGTTATGTTTATTGCACATAGTTCATTCGCCTTCTTACTGTTAACAAGAACAAGCTTAACTACATTTGAAGTGCGTCCATATGTATTTGATGTGGATGCCAATGACGATGTTATTTACCAGCCTTTTTATCCATTCCAGCCACTTGGCATGACTCTTGATGTAGACAAGACAACAGGCACAGGTGCTGTATTAACGACCAGTGCTGATTACTTTACATCAGATCACGTTGGAAAGGTTATTAGGTATCAAGGTAATGAGATTGAGATTACTGCTTACACCAATGCAACAACAGCAACTGGAACAATTAAAGATAAGCTTGAGGTTCATTTGGACTTCAATGCTTTTAAAACTACAGAAGGTATTGCTGATGTTGAAGTAACACAGGTTGCTCATGGCCTAAACATTGGTGATGCTATTGTTGTCGATCATGCTGGCACTGTTGGTGGCATTAGCAAAAACCAATTGAATGGCGCAAGAACTATTGCAGATGTCCTTGATGAAAACAGATATGTATTTACCGCTGGAGCTAACGCAACTGAATCAGTAGATGGCGGCGGCACTCCAAAGATTGAAACACATGCACCAACTATCTCTTGGGATGAGCAAGCTTGGAGCAGTATCCGTGGGTTTCCTACAGCAATCTGTTTCCACGAGAATCGTCTATGGGCTGCTGGTACAAGCTCTAAGCCTAATGGCATTTGGGCTACAAAGATTGGTCAGTTCTTTAACTGGGATGTTGGTGATGGTGCTGACAATGATGGGCTTGACTTGACTGCAACCGTAGGCGAGATCAACTCTATTCGCCACATTGTATCTAACAGAGACTTGCAGTTGTTTACCTCAACATCTGAGTTTTATATTCCGTCTTTGACTACCAGTGCTATTACTCCTACCAATGCACAGATTAAATCACAGACTCCATATGGATCATCTTATGTGCAGCCAAAGCCGTTTGATGGATCAACAATCTATGTGCAGCGGAATGGCAATGTAGTTCGTGAATATGTCTTTGATGACTCTGAAGGTGCGTATGTATCTGGTGCATTGTCAGTTCTTTCCTCTCATTTAATCAAAACTCCAAAGCAACTGTCTATTGCTCAAGGAGCTTTGAATCGTCCAGAGTCTTACGC